GCATGCAGTATCGCGTTGTAAGCATGCATTGCACCACTGTATGCGGGGTGCTTCGTTCTCTCAAGTCCCTCCAGCATATCCCTCCAAGCGAAGCTCACGTCAGTGTCGGCGCCACAGAGGAAGGTCCGGAAGCAGGGAAGACCCAGGCCACCCTCTGCTTGTGGGGCCATCATCCAGACCGCAGCAGTGGCTGGGTTGACATTCGGGAACTGCTTCTCCTGGTGGGCAAGGTGCATGGCAGCAAGGTAGATGCCGAAGATGTACGCGGTGAAAGGTGAACCTCCAGCCAAGGCAGTGGCCTGAGCTGTGCTTACCCAGCTGTAAGTATCCGTGTGGACAGTTCTGATAGCACAGCTTTCATCGACATTGGCCTTGATTGCAACTCGAAGTGGTGCAGGGATCTTGGCTGGGCCAATGTACGCATCTGCAAGGAAGATGAACTTTCTCCTACCCTCTATGGTCTTCTTCTCATCCAGGGGGTAAGACAGTTCGGTATACACTTCCCGGATCAGACGCTTAAGTGGCTCCACATATTCAGCCCTGTTCCGGCCTGTGAGCGCAATGTCATACACGACATCGTCGATGCAGCACATCAGGTTTGCTTTCCGGTGTGCGATGTTGCGCTCAGTCGCAATTTGGTGAATGTATGCGACAATCTTCGCGTGCAACATAGTGTCACATGCACCGAGGAAGCCTTGGACACCACCCGTGGTGAACTTCCCATCCCATTTCACACCTGCCTTGTCGACCCAACTGTGCATCTTCTCCCAGACACGACATGCGGCCAAAGCATTAGCATCCTTGAACTTGCTGGCCTCGTACATGACGTACCTCATCTTTGCGTCCCTGTCCTCGAACTCGCTCCAACCCTCAATGTCGTGCGAGCTCACAAAGCCGGCTGAGTCCTCCTCTGCGTGCTTGACCATCTGCTGGATCCGGCCGTTGAGCGTGAATGCGTCCACGCCTTGAGCAAAGCCTGGGGCCGTATAGCTGATGCTCCTTTCCATCGTCTCAAAGCCAGAAAGCACAGCTCTTGTTGCAGCATCAGCACTCGCCGTAAGCCGCTGCTTGTCCCTGTCCTTGGTGTTTTCCATCTTTGCAGCCCAGTACAGGTCGGAGCCCGTGAGCAACGCTGCGTCCTTGGCCTCGTCATAAGCCCTAATGCCGTCTATGTTCGGGCCATTCTTCCAAGCCTCGACCATTTCGTTGCTCACCTTCAGGCTGTTGTCAGGACCTCGGCTGATGTGCGTGACGTCCTGCGGGTCCATCCACTGTCTTGCGCCGTTGTGCGAAACCTGGTAGTGATCCTGGATCCAGGTCTTACCCCAAAGGTGCCTCTCAGGTAGCACAAACCTGCCAGACGTAACCTGGAGCACCCACTTCTCCGGGGGAGCATCACCACCAAAGTTGGGCATCTTCTTCGCATGCGAAGCCTCGATCGTGAGGTCGTATGCAGCGCAGAAGTTGAGGAAGTCATCCCACCGCTCCTTCTTTGCAACCCGCTTCCTACGCTTGCCCTCATCCAGGCGCTTGACCATTTCCCGGGGGTCAGCGTCGTCGCTAGGCAGAATGTTACCCAGCTTCAGAGCCTCCATCTTGTCCTCGACACCAAGGTGACTCCAGCTCTGCAACAGCATCCGGATCCCGTCCCAAAGTTGGAAGCTGTCCTCAAACAGGAGCTCAGCACGGCGCCTACCATGGTCGTCCCAAAAGTCATCACCTTCAGACGCAGCCTGCACCTCGCCGTAATACCTCCTTGCAAGCGACTTTGCGACGTGAGTGTGGCTTTTGCCCTCAAGCACCTTCTGGTCTGCACCCTTGAGGATCTCCACGCAGCTAGCATAGCACAACTGTGGGTCCATCCTGTAGGTCCGGCCAGTCTCGTTGAGCAGCCTCGAGAGCGAGCTCCAGACAAT